GAGGACAACGGCCCGCAAGGCCGGCTTGCGGTTGGAAACGTAGATCGAACCATCATCGACGATCTCCGCTCGATCAGTGGGAGTGAGCGGATACAGGTGACGATCCAAATCATTATGTCAGATGAGCCGGATACGCCGCTGGCGACGTACAATAATTTTGAATTACGCAACATCGACTATGATGCTTTTACGGTCACTGGCGATCTTTCTCTGGTTGATTTTCTCAGTGAGCCTTTCCCCAGCGACCGCTTCACACCGAACTTCTTTCCTGGCCTGTTTTGATGAACCATTGGTCGGCCCAATATGTCGGCATTCCGGCAAAGCTGCTGCACAGCAGCCGGGATGGGTGCGACTGCTACGGACTGCTGCGGCTAGTTTATCGCGAAGTGTTCGACATTCAGCTTCCTGAGCATCGGGCGCATATTGCCAAGGCATTGCGCGGCGGGGAGATCCCCGCGGAAGGCGAGATCCAGAAAATAACCGAGCCCACCGACGACCCGCAGGATGGCGACGTTCTGCACATGTGGGCGGTCCAGAACGGCAGGCGAATGGCGAACCACGTGGGCATTGTTGTGCAGAATCCGCACAAAATCCTGCATTTGCAGGAAGGCTCCGACTCCTGCATTATGGACATTCGCCGGCCTGAAAATGCGTGGCGACCGATCCAATACTATCGGAGGCCGAATAGGTGACGCCGGAACTCTCTACCTATCGCGTTGTCGCGGTCCCAAATCCGTTTCGCGAGGAGCGGGTAATTTTCGATTGCCCGTCATCCAAAAGCATTGCCGGAGCGATTGAGGAAATCGAAGCCCGGAAATATCCAAGCACCAGCTACACCGCCTGGATCGGACCGCATGAAATCCGGTCGGATAAATTCAACCGTATTTTCCCGAACGGTGGCACGACAGTTTATCTGAAGGCGCAGTTGCATATACCAGCGGCTCCCTTTGTTCCGTTGCTTGGGGTGCTTGGCGCAAAGATTTTTGCCGCCGTTTTGACGACAATTCTTACTTCGGCACTCAGCTTCCTTGTGAATATGCTGTTTGCGCCGTCGCCACCTGAGATTAGCGCGCCGGATCGACCAAATGAGGCAACGGTTTATGATATCCGCGGCGCTCGTAATCGCCCAAAACGCTATGGAGTGGTCCCTCGCCCACTCGGCAAATCGCGCTATGTTCCGCCGTATGGCGCAAATCCCTACACCGAGATCGTCGGGAAAGATCAGTATCTGCGTATGATGGTCGTGTGGGGTTACGGCCCGCTGCGGGTGACCGATATCAAGGTCGGCGACACTCTATTAAGCAGCTATGATGATTATGAAATCGAAACAATACCTGGCGATCCCGGCACCGACGTTGACTCTGTGCTGTATCCGAATGTTGCCCGCCAGGAAGATCTTAGCATCGAACTTTCACTTGATGAAAATGGGGCTGGATCTTTCACGGAACGCACAACGCCCATTGACACGGATGAGATCGGCGTCACCCTAACGTGGCGTCAGGGGCTGCTGCACGTCACAGATCGCGGCGACTATGCCACGAACACCATTCAGATAACGATTGAATATCGCTCGACCAGCGCCGCGAGCGGCGATCCTTGGACCAGACTCGTAAACGCCGAAATCGTGTCGGCCAATACAGTGCAACCCTATCGCAAATCCTGGCGCGTGGCAGTTGATCGAGATGCCTACAATGTGCGCATTAAGGCGGACAATCCATCCTATGACGGCAACAACGACCGCTATGTCCCGACTTGGACGGCGCTGCGATCTTTCCAGAACGCCGACCCCGTCACACTTCCGGGGCTTTGTTATTCAGTGATTCGCGTTCGCGCGACCGATCAGCTAAATGGCGTGCTGGATCAAATCAACGGGATCGTGGAAGCCGAAATCCCAATGTACGACCCTACCGCGGACGATTGGGATACTGTCGGTTACAGCCGCAACCCTGCTGACATCTTCCGTTTTGTGCTGACAAGCGGGCAGAATGCCAAGGCGCTTAGTGCGGCGGCTGTTGACGATACGCGGCTGGCGGAATGGTGGAGTTATTGCGATGCCAACAGCTACACCTTCGGTCATGTTATCGACTACGAAACGTCAGTCCGAGATCTGCTGGTGCAGATCGCGCAAGCGGGTCGGGCTAGCATAAGCGTCGTGGACGGGCTGTGGGGCGTCGTTATCGACAATGTGAAATCGACGGTCACGCAGCATTTTACCCCGCGCAATTCATGGGGCTTTACGGGGTCTAGGCTTTTCCCCGATCAGCCACACGCACTTCGGGTTCGCTTCGTCAACGAGGATGCCGAATATCAAGTGGACGAGCGGATCGTTTACGATGATGGCTACACCAGCGCGAATGCTACGTTGTTTGAAAGCCTGGAACTGACAGGTGTTCAGAATGCCGATCATGCCTACAAGCTGGCGCGCGAATATCTGGCTATCGTGCGGCTACGCCCCGAGATCTTCACCTTTAAGGCTGATCTGGAACATCTGATCTGCGTCCGGGGAGATCGCATTCGGCTCAGTCACGATATCCCGAAAATCGGCACTGCGTTTGGCCGTGTAAAAAGCGTGACCGTTACCGGCTCAGATCAAGAGCTTACGCTTGACCAAGAGGTCACGATGGCGGGCGCGCTAGATCATGTAGTGCGTTTCCGGCTTGCTGATGGCACAGATGTTCTGCGCAACGTCCTGTATGTGCCGGGGACGACCACCACTATCGGCCTCAATCCCGCTGACATCGACACAACTGCACCAGAGGTTGGCGATCTTTTCATGTTCGGGGTTCTGGATAGTGAAACTCTGGATCTGATTGTTCACGCTATCGAGCCTACCGATGACATGAACGCAACGATAACGGCGATGCCCTATGCTCCCGAAGTGTTTAATGCGGCTACAAGCATTCCTTCTTACACGTCGGTTCTTAGCGCCGGCAGCACGCGCGCCTATCAAGGCCCGACAACCCCAATTATTGACGAGATAATTTCGGACGAAACCGTCTTGCGGCAGACCGCAAACGGTGAATTCGTCCCGACCATCTTGGTGCAGTTCCGTCCTGGCGCTGTTGACCCGGCGACTTCGGGCTATCGCTCGACAACGACCACGGCTTATCGTGTGCGCTGGCGTGAATATAATACGGATGTTGATTTTCAATACTCGCCGCTTTTGACCGACACAACGTCCTGGCTGATTGACGACGTTATTGTCGGTCAGGGATACGATATTGGCGTGCAGGCTATTGATGCTGCTGGCGCGACTTCGCAATGGCGAACTGAAACAAACCATATCGTCACCGGCACCATCAATCCTCCGACTGCGATTGATAGTTTGCTGGTCAAAAATATCGGCCCATTCACCTATGCCGAATGGGTCTATTCCAGCCCGCCGGTTGACCTGGTAAACTTCGAGTTGCGTTATCATCCAGATCCAGACGTAACCAACTGGTCACAAATGACTCCACTGGGTCCGTTGCTGCCCCGATTGGTGCGCTCTTTCGCCGTGCCAACACGCAACGGAACCTATGCGATCAAGCCAATAGATGTTAATGGGGCTCGATCATCGACTGCGGTTTATGCCAACAGCACGGTTGAAGATCCTGAAATATACAACACACTCCAGACTGAAACTGAAGACCCCGGCTTTGCCGGCACCAAGACGACAACGACGGTCGACGGCTCTACGCTAAAGATCGCCGCGAACCCCGACGGCACTTACCCCAGTTTGGGCTATTATGAGTTCCAGAATGAGGTTGATCTTGGCATTGTCACGACAACACGAGTGTCACCGAGCGTAACGGCTGGCGTTGATGCCAATCTTGGCTTCATGTCGGACTGGACGACACTTGCTTCTGTAGCGACTCTTGGTGGCAACGTTGATCCAGATCAAGTCAATGTCGAGTTTCAGGTCGCTTTTAGCATGGACGACAACGGCACGCCTGTTTACGGCGACTGGAAGGCGTTATCAGCAACCGGCGAGTACACGGCTCGCCATTTGAAATTCCGGGTCAAGCTGAGTAGCCTGGAGGAGAACGTCACGCCTACTATTACGGCGCTTTCCGTTGATGTCGAGGCTCCGAACATCTATCAGACCGGGGATGACATAACAATCGGAACGGCGGCGGCGTATGCTGTCACTTTCAGCCCAGCCTTTTATGCGCTAAAGTCTGTGACGGTGACCCCGCAAGACATGGCAACGGGAGATTATTTTACCGTTACCAGCAAAAGCCGAACCGGCTTTACGGTTTCGTTTTTCGACAGTAGCAACAATCCACTGGACCGCACGTTTGACTATGTAGCAGTCGGCTATGGCCGTGAGAGAGGCACCTAAATGAGCCAGTATGATTTTGGCACAATCAATGCAAGCACCAAATCAGGCACGGCGCTTGCGTCCGATCTGAACTCCTGGCGGTCTGCGCTGCACAGCCTCCACTCTGGCAGCAGCCGGCCAAGCTATGCCGTATCCGGCATGATGTGGATCGACACAACTTCTACCCCGTGGGTTTTGAAGCTGTATGATGGAAGCGGCGACATCACGCTTGGCACTGTAAATGCCTCGACCAACGTGGTTGAGTGGGTCATCAACAATAGCTTTATCACCACGGCTCGCATCAACAATCTTGCTGTTACCGCGGCCAAGGTGGCGAATGCCACACTGACCGTGGCCAAGTTTGCAAATAACACGGATGGCGCTCTGCTCTCCTGGGACGCTTCCGGCGTTGCGACGGTTATAACCCCCGGCACGGCTGACTATGTGCTGAAGTCAAACGGCGCTGGCGCGTTGCCTTCCTGGCAGGTTGAAGACGGCGGCGCGATGAAGCTGCTGTCCACGACTGATGTGGCTGGATCGCCAGCAACCATTGACATTACAGGCTTTGACAGTAGCGCGTACGACATTTATTCGATCCGGTTTGCAAACATTCGCAGTACCCAAAATACCGAATTTCGTATGCGCACCAGTGCAAACGGCGGTTCTACTTTTGACAGTGGCAGCACCAACTACGTTTGGGGAGGCTCCTCTACGACGTCAAGTTATTTGGCCGTATCGGGCGGTCAAAGCGTTGGCAACGGATCAGATGAAGGGATTTCGGGCACCATCACGCTGTATTATCCACATCTGGCCTTGCCCTCCTATGCAGCCTGGGAAATCGTCGGTCGAACCTCGTCTGGAGCTATTTTTAGTAGTCAACTCGGGGGGTGTCGAGATGCCAGCGCAGCGGTAAATGCCGTTCGGCTTTATTTTGGTGCCGGCACCTTCGGAAACCAAGGCACAATAAGCCTCTACGCCATCAAGAACAGTTAGGACAGGACATGGCCACCAAACTGATTATCGAACGCAATGCGACAACCGGCAAAATCAAGGAGTCGCTGGTTCCACTATCCCCTGCGGAGGAAGCCGCAATTGCTGCGGAACAAGACGCCGCCACCACAGAGGCCGCTCGGCGCGCCGCGCTAACGCCTGAAGGCAAAGCCGAAGAAGATATGCTTCGGCCACTGTTTGACGACGCCAACAGCGGGCAACTAAAGCTAATGAAAGCGTTCGCCCTGACATTGTTGGACGGGCTCAATCAG